TTGTCGCCGAATTTTCCAGTAGCGAATATCGTGTATTCTGTTTCTTTCCCATTCTTGTCTTTAAAGTTAACGACTCTGATTGGGGTTGCGAATTGGTCATTTTTTCGATTATCAAAATCGTTAATTATTTCTAGTTTGCGTGAGCCCGAATCAGGAATGCTCGCTCCAGAAGATAGCGACAACTGACGGTCGAGGCGCTCAACCTCCCTGTCGTCTTCGCTGCTTTCTGGTAGAGCTTGTAGAGATGAACCAATGTCAGTCGTACGTCTTGCATTCCTTTGATTCTGTGTCCTTCCGGAAGCAAGAGCAATCTCAACAGACTCATTGTCGTCCCATGGCCTACTTTCGGAGCCATCACCGAGAAAGCTTTCAATGTCTTTTCTTAATTTTTCATTTATTGCATTTTTACGCACTTCTGGATTTGGGTGGAAATAAGCAACAACACCCTCGGCAAATGTCTCCGCAGGATTAACGTGGCCATATGAGGTGAGGACACGTGGAACGTCACCGCTTTCATCTATTGGTACCTTATTATCCCATAAGTCAATTAATGCCTGGTCTTTTTCTGTTTGTTTATAGTATTCAGATAGTCCTAGGGCATTTATATAGTTGTCGTCGTTTATATTTCCGGAACCAAAAAAATTAGTTCTGTTTTTCTTCCCTTGCTCGGTGTCTTTTACTGCTCTGAAAACAAGCCAGTGGCCCCATTCATGAACGATTGTCCCACTGATTGATTTGTCTATATGCGCATCGGTTATTAATGGCATATGCGCGTCTGACCACAAGAGTGGGGTCTCTTCTCCGGGCATTGAGCCCTCTCTGTCAATGAGGGCGCGTTTGTTGAATATTAAAAGATTTGTACCTGGTGAAAGTCTTGCCCTGACAAAAGGTTTTTGGGCTAAACCTCTTTCATTTTGCAGTCTTGCCAATTTTTCATTTACTGATGGGATTGCTTCGTATACTTCAATTCCTTTTGCTGACATCACACCAATAGATGGTGCTCCATGGTTTTCAAATGCCCATTTAACAGCGGGGGATGAGTCCAGCAGAGCCTTGACTGCATCCCTCGATGCCTGCACGTTCCCAGTGGAGTAATCAACCTCATCCCAAGGAGAGTTTGCCATCATTTCGTCGTAGTATTTTCTAAATGCAGCTCTTGGCCCCTCAACTTCATATGCGCCAGGAGCAATGTCATCAACCCACATTCTGAAATGTCCATCTTGCGAGTCTGGAACAATCAAATCTGCTATTTGTTGACTACTAAGCCCTTTTAGCCAGTCATTCTTGTATGCGTTTATTTTTCCGCCAAGAACGCTGTCGTCGCCATACTTGTAGTTTGTCGAGCGATGCTTCTTAAGCATTTCTCTTTCGTCTTTTTTGAACGATATAACTGGTCTCTTTTTGCTGTTGTCCAATTTTATTATCGGACGCTCTTGCGAGCCAGATGACAAGCTTGGTTGTTCGTTCTTTTTTGCGTCTTTTATGAATTTTTCTTTTTCGGCGCGGAATTTTTTTATCTCTGCATCAAATTTTTCATTATCTTTCTGCAGCTTCTTTTTTCTTTTTTCTGAATCAAGAAGATTGGTCGGCCAATCTCTCTCAAGAGCTCCATTTATTATCGCCGACATCACTAGGCCTGTGGCTTGAGCATCAGCGTCTGCTGTATGGTGTTTTTCTCCTAGCTCAACCTCTAAATACTTGGTTATTGCTGCGAGACCGTTTGACGGTTTTTTGTTTCCCTCAGAGTCAATGATGAATGGTCCATCCTGGTTCTCTTCTGACCATTTTGGAAGAGTCATGTCTGCTATATCTTTTGTATCTAGATATCCACCTGGACGCCACTCGATTCCTGCATCACTAAGCGTCTGTTCTAAAACGTCTTTATCAAACGCAGCATTCTGTACACCAAAAATTGCATCTTCTCCAGCGAATTCAACAAGCGCCTGATGCGCTTCGGCCATGGACATCTGCCCGGATAGCCATTCATCTGTTAGTTGTTTACCATCTTTATCTTTGAGATACTTTGCCGACCAATCACCAAGCGGTTCTTTTGGATTCATAAACAAATTGAGGCGAGCTATTTCTTTATCGCCTTTCATCTTCACAACACCAAATTGCACTGGCTGGCCATTGGATGACGGCTCTCTGAATTCGTCGAAAACAAGACCAGTTGTTTCGTAATCAAAGAAGTTTATTTCGGTGTCGTCATAAATCTCTTTAAACTCTTCCCATGTTTTTGCTTTGCCGAACTTCTCTTCGGCGCTTCCAATGAATGGGCCGTATGTAGGTTTCCGTGGGAAAGATGGTTTCTTTTCTTTCTCCCCACTGGAAAGAGACAATCTCGGAGTATTGATTGGTGATGATGGGGTTGGGTCTGGTTGTTCCCAGCCAGGCCATCCATCGAATATCGTTCCGTCACCGTCTACATCTATTCTTGTTCTTGGGTTTAGGTCGCCATCTGGTACGCCAAGACCCCTACCGCCTCTGCGTTTTCCACCTAGATTTGGTTTATTTGCCAACCTGCTCGCTGCAAGAGAACCGATTCGTCGGCCTATTGATTTTGTGTTTATTTCCTCTTTTTTACCGCGACGCGACAGATTAAAGGGAATTTCGAACTCATTATTTTGCGAAGACATTTCCTTTGCAATAATACCACTACAAGCAAAAGGCTAAGAGTTTATTAACCCCAGAACTAGAGTCTCGTGTTGCATTTTGTGCAAATTTTGGCCCATGGATACAATTTCATCATATTCATCGGGTGGTCGCACTCAAGCAGGGTGGTGGCTTCGTTGTTAAGTGTTTGCCTAATCCATGCAGACACGGTCATATTGCACAGTGATGCAGCCTGACGCCATCTGTCCCTATCTGTGTCCGTGCATCTAATTAGTTGCTGGACTTGAGCTGGACCATCATCCTCTTTGACTATCGGCTGGATACTTAAATTCATCGACTCAACGACCTTATCCATTGCTGGACCTATGTTTGAATGAACCACCCCGGCCGTGTTGTTCGTGTTTTCGCTGTCAGTCGTCATTACTTTCCTCTTCCGTTGGCTCAACACTACCATCTTCGTCTGCGACGATTATTTCAGCATCGAGTATGTCGGAGTCATTCGCCATTAAGAGTGATTTAACTGTTTCTGCTGGCAAAACACCAGAAATTGCCATAAGTTCCAAAAGTTTTCTAGCTTCAGACTCTGGGTCAAAGCCTATTGCAGGTCTTGTGACACCCTCCTGTCCGGCAATTGTCGCCCTGACATTTTGCGACTGATTTACGTCCATCTGGACGTTTATATTGGTGCTTTCCATGCCAAGAAGTTTGGTTCTTCTATCCATTATAGAAAGTACTTGCTGAATAGCCTTCATATCTGGCTCTATCTGTTGCTCTGAGCCATCGTCCATTACTTGCCTTCTGTGCTGAGTCATTGGCCAGATTGCCTGTTGGAGGTTGTCTAGTCGTTCAAGCTCCATTCTCAGTACTTCCGGGTATGCAAGAACTGCTTCTTTGTTCATCTTCTCTAACTGTCGCTGGATTGCCTTTGCAACGACGCTGTTTGATATTCCAAATCTTCTGGCTATTTCATTTATTGAGGTTCCAGCCTGACGCATTTTAAATATGCGCATATCTCGTTCGCTTAAAAATTCCCGAGTTGTTATTGGCTTAGACTTATCTTCGCTCATGGCCCAACTTTCATCCAATCTATAACTTCAAATGGGAATCTCTTCCCACGTTTCATCTTCAGTGGCCACGGACGTTCTTCTCGTGCTCCTCTAAAGTGTTTAACGTCATAAACATAATCGCCTAGAGCTGTTGGGTCTGGTTGTAAAGAGATACCGAACTCTGGCCATCTTGACCAAACAGCAGAACCAAATGGACGCAGGTCTCTGGTGGACATTGTTGAACCAAGTGGAGCGTGATGTTCAATCCATAATGAGCAATTATATACAGTCCTAATTGCATCCAAATATTTTGCTATTTCTAGCGCTACTGATTCAGAAGTTCTTCCACCTGGGTCAAGAAATGCTTTGTACAGAGGACCAATTACCAGTATCTGCGGCTGCACTTCTTCGATTGCTTCTTCGAGTATTGACCTATCTTGAGCTTTCAGTAAGTCCATTCCTGATGGCTTCGTCAAAATATAGGCTTCTAGTTTTTC